AATAAAATGTCTATTTCTTCTTCTTCTAACTTAACTTCAGGATTTATTGATCTTGCAACTTTTGATGAACTTGAAAAATATATGTATGGTGGTAGTGATGCTACCGCCTATTTCGTCCGTGACACTTGCAAGGCTACTTGGTTCACTCTAGTACCTGTTGTTCTCTCTCGTGCTTCTGGACAACCCGGTTTTGACACTGAATGGTCTGTCAGTATTTCTCGTGCTGGTGACTACCTCTTGTCCACTTGGCTTCGTCTTACTACTCCAGCACTTACTCTTGACCCAACTAAATTTAGTGAATCCAGTACTGGTGTTGGAACAGGATGGCGTATGAGATGGACTCGCAACTTAATGCATAATATTATTCGTGAATGCTCTATTACTTTTAATGATTTAGTTGCTGCTCGTTTCGATAACTACCATCTTGATTTCTGGTCGGCATTCACTGTTCCTGCTGGAAAACGTACTGGTTACAACAATATGATTGGTAACTTTGATACTTTAACTGCTCCTAAATTTAAACCTTCCTCCTCGGGAGGAGGATCGGGTTCTGTTTCAGATAACGAGGGAAAACTACCTGCTGTAACTCTCAATCTTCCTTTACCTTTTTTCTTCTCTCGTGATTCTGGTGTAGCACTTCCTACAGCAGCTCTTCCATATAACGATATGCGTATTAACTTTCAATTTAGGAACTGGGATGAACTTTTAGAAGTATATGAGAATAGTACTCTTCACCCAAATGCGGTTGGTAAGAGTTTAACTCGCAAAGCAAAATCGGAAGATTTTGCTGCGGGTTTTAATGTTATAGCACTTAGTAATGTACAAGTATGGGCTAATTATGCTATAGTTTCTAACGACGAACGTAAACGCATGGCGTGTGCTCCTCGTGACATACTAATAGAACAAGTACAAACAGCTCCTAGACAAACATTCCTTAGTAATGGTAATGATAGATCTCCTAGATACGATATTAGATTTTCGCATGCTATTAAAGTTCTTTTCTTTGCTGCTAGAAATACTACTAATAAATCTGGTTGGTCTAACTACACTGCTGGTAGTCCAACACTTGCTCAAACAGCTGCGGGTACCTTAGATGATATGAATTATAATGCAGATTCTATGGTTGATCCTATTGCTCAAACATCTCTAGTGTACGAGAATACTACTCGTTTATCTCAAATGGGTTCTGATTATTTCTCTCTTGTAAATCCTTGGTATCATGCCCCGTCAATCCCTCTTGATACTGGATATCATATGTATTCATATTCTTTGGATTTCATATGTCTTGATCCTATGGGTTCAACTAACTTTGGAAAACTTACTAATGTTAGTCTTGTTCCAGAAGCATCTTCTGATGCTGTTGTGTCTTTAGGTACACCTGGTAGCTCTACTGGATGGCCCTTATCAAAGGGTGTTGATGTAGCACAGACTTTCGAATTTATTACTACTGCTGTTTCCAACAATGTTGTTCGTGTTTCTGGTGGAGCACTTGGTTTCCCTGTTTTGTAAATGAATTTCTGTATAATCTTGAAGTTACCAAATAATAAAAATAATTATTGTAAATTATTTTTTATTCTTATTACAGGTTAAATTTAAAAAATGTCGATTTGGTACCTTCAAGATAATATAATAAATATTTAATATTATAATATTCTTGAAAGTAGCAAATGATAAAAAATAATTTACATAATTATTTTTTATTCTTAATTATAGTTTAATTTCTGTATAATTATGATATCTTCAGATATATTTCTAATATAATTACATTAAATTATTTGTAAAGTCTATCATTGTATTTCTAATATGAATAGCATTTTCTTCTGTTACTATAGCATAAGTAAATTCTCCTCTTTTTTTTGGAAAAGTTAGAGATAATAAATCTTTATGTAAATTATGTATTGGTTGTGATTGTGTAAATTCATGTCTGTATAAATAGGCCCAACTACCTTTTTGATTTGTAATTTCCCCGTCAGAATAAATGTGAAAAATTCTATTTTCACTTGGTGATTGAGTATGTACGACAAGATTTGTGTTATGATATTTATTAATTAAATCCTGGATTTCTAATAAACTCATTTTGTTGTTATAATGATGAGTTTCATTTTTCATTTTTATTATTAAGATTAATTTTGTTTGTATAAGTTGTATAAAAATGATCCTTTACTTAAAGGATGTGTGTTATTAATTTCATCGCATTGTTGTTTATCAAGTTCAAGTCTTGAGCAATTTTCTTCAATAGAATTCATAACAAATACTACAGTTTTACTATTAAATTTATATTTATCTGGTATATTTGCTTCTATTGCTCCATATATTTGTTCAGTAGTTTTTAGTGGCATTCTAGAATATTCAAGTTGTTTATCTTTCATTCTAGATGAAATGACGTCATATAAAATACCTTCCATATTTTTGGATAGACATAAAAGAGAGCATAGCATTTTTTCGAAATGTATATCTTTAGGTCTGCAGTATTTAGATACACAACTAATTCTTTCATATATAGATTGACGAAAATATGAAATAGCGTTATTTCTTGATTTATTAGATGAATAATCGACCCTAACTTCTCTAGCAACATCTACTATACCTTTTAAAATATATAGATTATAAAAAGGGTTTCCTATTTGGTTTTCTATTTTTACGAATTCTTTAATAAAAGCTTTATAACTAATTTCTATATCTGTATATTTTTGTTCTTGTAAAGGTAGAATAATTAGAGATTGAATTAAATCTACACAATAATGGTCGTAATTATGAAAAATGTTAGAATCTGTATTGTAACCGTGTAACATGTCTGTTACATAATCTGAGGCGCCTTTTTCTTCAACAGTATCCCAGCCAGATACCCAATCTATTTTAAGGTTTGCGAATATATTTTTTAATATACATCTGAATTTATTAGTTTTACTACTATTACGCTTATTTCTTAATTCTTCAGCAACAGTAATTAAAAAAAGTTTAGAGTCAGTTATAGGGTCGAATCTATCACTCATAAATCCTATGTCTGTGTGTCCCATACTAGGCCAACATGGTCCATTTTCTAAATCTTTGATGTAAGAAAAACCAAAATCTATAATAACGGGATAGTGACCATGTGTAGGTACACAAAACTGATTATCTTCATCTAATACATATAAAAAAACAACATCTTGATGGCACTTTTTCATCATTATGTTATAAGAGTGTAAATCGTAGTGTGTAAAGTTTTTTTTTCTTTGAGATATTGATATAGCCATTAATACTTGTTTTATTGCTGAATATAATACATTGTCATGTATTTTTTTACTTCTGATATAATTATATAATTTAGAAGAATCATCTATATATTCTGTAAGTAATACTTCTTTTTCTATTGGATATTTAGAGTTTATTTGAAAGGGGTTTCCAGATTTTCTACATTCTGGATCAACCTCGCATAAAAGTGTACCTATTACTTTACAAAAATGGGGGCAATATGAAGCTAATTCATTTAATCCTTTCATAACAGTATATTCGTGTTGGACTAAATAATTGATATATTGTGAGATTTTAAATACAAATTTGGGATTGTCAGTTATTTGTTTTTTAGGTTTTAAAATACCTACTAATCCTTGTTTTCCTATTTTTTCGAAAGTTTTATCGAATTCTAGCCATTCATGAAATTTTTTATCTTTATTTTTATTGTAATAGTCTACTAATTTACTATGACCGAAAAGGTCGCTGAGTAGTAAATCTTTTTTTGACATTTTAATTAAGTAATTAATTGTTTAATTAGTAATTAAGCAGTAATTAAACAATTACTAATTAAATAAATAATAGAAAAAATAAAGAATGTATAGCAAACAAAAATCTAAAATAAATAGATCTTCTAAAATTAAAAAGTATGCAAGTGTATATAATTCTTATGTTAGAAAAACAGAAGAATCTAAAAGATACAAAAGCCCAACAAGAGTTAGAAAGTCTGTATCAACTCGTTTAGAATCTAATAAACAGATATCTTGTCCAACTCATGAGACAAAAAAATCTTTGAATTCTTATCAAAGATTTGTCAAATCTGAAAGTAAAAAAGAAAAATATAAAAATTTACCAGGTAAAGAAAGATTAACTATAATAGCAAATCTTTGGAAAAAAAAGATACTTATTAAAACTGT